AGCCGAACCAGAACCTGAAGTAATACCTGTAACTGATACCGCAGTACCATCACTATTATTTAAAGTTAAAGTTGAGCTTCCACTATTATATGTTCCACCTGTTACAGTTCCCGTAAATCCTGTTATTGAGATAGTACCACCTGTATTGTTATATAAATTTAAAGTCGTTGAACCTGAGTTATATGTACCTCCTGTAATTTGCCAGTCAGTACCATAAAATATTTTCCATCTTGCAGTTGCATGTGTAGCCCCACTAACACCTTCAACTGATGAGTCAAACCAAGCATTAACAAAGTTTGTACCCGCAACGGTATCATCATAACACTGATAACCTCCACCAACAGGAACCAAAGAGCCTGCTGTTTCCGCAGCATTCCATAATGCAACGTAGTTGTCAATCACATATTGATAAACTAAATCTACTTCAATTACATAAACAGACATACCCAATCTTCTTCTACCTGAAGAGATTTCGTCACTGTTAATTGTAACCGCATTTGGTGATAACAAAGGCACACCATATTGGTAGTTTATTGGAATGGTATTCCCTGAATACAGGATAGTTCCTGAATCTCCAGGAGGAATTACGAAGTCTAAATCGCTTACCGAGAAGACTTCCATGTATCCACCAATTGAATACACGCTAAAATTTGTTCCCGTATTATTGTTTAATGCGACACTATCTGGTCCATTTAATACAACGTCGGATGTGGGGTTTTGATATTTGAAACTCATTTCTTAGTTTATTTTTTTTATTCTTTATATTAATGTATTACCTTTGAAGTAAATATCGTTTACTGAACCGTTTATTCTAAATGTTGGTGATGTATATGTCGAGTAAACTCTATATACACCTGGAGGTATTGTTGAACCTGTATTTGAAACAGTTAGATTGTAAATTGATGATTGCATATTAACTGCAGTTAACGCATTCGGGTTACTTGCATTGTTATATCCAATCTGGCTTATTTTTTGTCCATTTGTAGAACCTGTAGGTACAATCCATGTATACCACGCATCTCCGTTAGTTGTTCCCGCAGAAACTTGATAAGTTTGGAATAGATATGCCGTAATTGGATTTCCGTAAGCATCATTTCCACCTGATACACTTGAAGTTATACCTGTTCCAATTGCTGGTGCATTTATTGTCCATCCTGAATACTGAATGTAATTATTCATTTGTGTGTTGTATGTTACAGGATTACTTGAAATTGCAAGTCCATTAGAGAATCCACGGAATACACCAGGTGAACCAACTGAAAGGAACCAATTACTAAATTGCGTATTTGCAGATGTCGGCTCAATGAATAAGTAAGCTGGTAAAGCTTGAGGTGGTGTTGCAGACGGTGTTTGTGTTGGTGTACTTGTAACTGTTGGAGTCTGAGTTGGTGTACTTGTAACTGTTGGAGTTTGTGTTGCAGTATTTGTTGGTGTTACACTCGCAGTATTAGTTGGTGTATTTGTAGGAGTAGCGGTATTAGTTGGTGTTACACTTGCAGTATTAGTCGGAGTTACAGTCGCAGTATTAGTTGGTGTGTTTGTAGGAGTTGATGTGTTAGTTGGTGTTACACTTGCAGTATTTGTTGGGGTATTTGTAGGAGTACTAGTATTAGTCGGAGTTACACTCGCGGTATTTGTTGGGGTATTTGTAGGAGTTTCTGTTGGAGTACTAGTAGGAGTCTCTGTATTAGTTGGTGTTACACTAGCAGTGTTAGTTGGTGTTACAGTCGTAGTGTTAGTTGGAGTTGGAGTTGATGTTGATGTATTAGTTTGTGTCGGAGTCTGAGTATATGTTGGAGTTTGTGTTGGAGTTGGAGTTTGAGTTGCAGTCGAAGTCTGAGTATATGTTGGAGTTTGTGTTTGAGTAGGCGTTCCTCCTGGTGTTCCTGTGTTTGTAGGAGTAGGTGTTGGAGTCGAAGTTTGTGTTGGACTAAAACTTGGCGTTTGGGATGGTGTCGGACTGTTACTTGGTGTTTGTGTTGGAGTTGTTACTGGTGGTGTTACACTAGGTGTTGGCGTCACACAATCTAATGTTACAACAACACCATTTAACATTTCTGTTCTTGTCTGTGCCGAATAAATTGGAGTTGTTAATATTGAATCAACATAAACATTAAAAGGCCCAATAGCATTAGATGTTGAAGTTAATCTTACAATATAAGTTGAACACCCTGAAACAGTCAATTGCTGAGCAATTTCATTATTACACCCAGGAGCAGTATTGGTTACAATTATGGAATATGTTGACATCCGCAGATTTTATTTAATAAATACCACGGAATATTATTTAGTAGAAATTATTTAATTAAAAAAATGGTATATTATTTTTTTAAGTTTCAATTGAAAAAATGGAACATGCACAAGATGAATCCTCAATGTTTAAGTTGAAAGTACAAGAAGCTTCTTGAATTGTAATATCAACCACACAAGATACAAGATTAACAGTAATTTCAAAAGAGCATCCAAAAGTACAATCAAGAATTTTAAATATTTCACAACCATCCGCATCAACAAGTATCAACATTATTTGTGGTGCTGTGTTAAAAATAGTTGGAATCACACTATTATATGAAACTGTCGGAGGAACAGGACCTGGGTCGATTGTTCCAAGCCATGACCTATTGTTTCCATAAACATCTGCTATGTAAACGCTAATTGGGTAACTCCCCCCTGTAATATAGTCAATTCTTACTTGTGTCATGTTAAGCACATAATGTCATAGTTAATAACTAGTTCAACAATAATTTCTTGACCATTCAACGAATTATTACCCCTACTTGTTTCAATAGTTATTTGATTATTTAATTCATCTATTGTTACACGCCCAACACCTGTTATGCTAAGAAGTAAATTTCTAATAGTATTATACCATAAATTATCACTTGGTGCATTAATTAAAGATGTTGCAGTAAAGAATGAATTTGTAACAACAGTTCCTAAAGGTTGAACTGTTACTTTGGCTGTAAAAATAGCACTAACTAAATCACAATTTGTGTTTCCTGCGGTTAAATCACTGTAACCCTCATTCAACATTTGTAATAATCCCAATTTTGTTGGTGATTGAACTTGGAAAACCTCAGACCCCATAACATAACTTTGATATGACGCATATGATTCGAAACAATCTATTGTCGCAGTTCTTTTCAAAGAACAACCATTATCATCTACAATTGTCACACTATATGTTCCCGCAGTTAAACCTGTCACTTGTATTTGTTGTGGATTACTTGGTATATTATCTGACCAAGTAAATTTGAATGGTGGCGTACCTGACGAAATGAAAGTAGTTATTGAACCATTATTACCTGTACCACAAGAAGTTGAATAAACTGAAAAATCTAAATTAACACTTGGACTAACGTAAACTTGTTCTGTTTGTGTACATCCTGATGCATCTGTTACAGATATTGAGTGTTGTCCAGCAGCAACATTTGAGAAAGTAACTGCAGATAACGTAGTATCATATACGTTAACCGCACCATTATCTAATGAATAATCAAAAGGAGATAAACCTCCAACAGATTTGGTAACTGTTATACTTCCATTATTTTGATTACAACTTGTATCAACTGTTGATGTAGTTATTGTAAAACTATCTGTTGTAAATAATGTTTTTTCTGTAATATAAGCACACCCTGTTGAATCTTCTGCCGCTATGGTGTAAGTACCTGAATATAAATTTGTAAACACGTAGGTTGTAAGAGAGTTACTCACTTTCAAGCTGTTTCCGTTAGGGTAGATTAGTGTATATACATAAGGTGCAACACCTCCATTAACCGTTATTGAAATTGAACCATTAGTACTTGAACAAGTTGACCCAACAGCACTTACATCTACTGAAGTAATTCCTGACGGTGCCAATAAATTTGTTCCCACACTAAATGAACATAACCCAGCATCAGTCACTAAGAAATTATATTGTCCTGCAGGTATGTTTGATAACGTATATGTTTGAGAATATGAAATTAATACATCACCTGTAGATGCCGAATAATAATATGGGGCAGTTCCTCCTGTTACTGTCAAACTTATAGAACCATCACTTGAAAAACATGTTGGCTGTGTTGAATTGAATACACCAAATCCTACGGGTGGTACATCAGTTACTGCAGTAGATTTTGTTAATGAACATCCAAGGCTATCTGTAACTTGAACTGAATACGTTCCCTTTGTTAAACCTGTAGTAGTACTTCCTGTATCACCATTATTCCAAAGATATGTGTAAGGTAACAAACCTGTTTGTCCTGTCACAAATATCTTTCCAATTGGAGTACCTCCACAACTTGAATTTGGGACTGTATATAATCCAAAATCAAATGGCATTGACTCTTGAACAATAAAGTTAGACGTTTTAGCAGTACAACCCCCTAAATCTAAAACTGTTATGTAATAGGTTCCTGCACTCAATCCGTTGAAATAGGCTTCAGCAACATTTGTGGTTGCCGAACTAATGAAAGTGTCAGCAGAATTAAATAAATAAAAATTTGTAGATGAATAATTTGATGTTGATGTTGCAGTTACAGCACCATTATCAAAACTACAAGTTGTATTTGCAACTCCTAAAATACTTCCACAAACACCACTTGATACAGGTATATTAATATAAAAGGAAGCGTTTGTTGGTAATGTGCTATCGTTTACCCTAACCGAGTAAGTTCCAAAGGGTAAATTTGTTTTTACATCTGGCTCTGTTGTAATTGTGTCTGTTGGAAACACTGGGTTTACCCATTGTACGGTATACGGTGGCGTACCTCCTGAAAGCAATATTGATATCGCTCCCGAGCTGTTGTGACTACAATCACCTGTTGTGTTAATATTATACCCAAATACTATAGGTGCCGCCATTAGTTTTTACAATTTATATTTAAGTTAATCCCCACATTTAAAGTAACACTTTCCTCTAAATTCTTCGGTTCACAAGTCATACTATTGATTGTCAAGTAATTACCTTGTAGGTAATAGTTGAAACCAAAATCATATAAGTTTGGTAGATATCTAATTAGAGCGTTTCTCCAACGAGTATTTGTCGGAACATCAGTTAATCCATATCCCGTATAAAACTCTTCAAATATGATTATATCTCCGTTTATTCTTAAGTCAACATACCATTGAGTTGATAGTGAATTTTGAACACAATCATTCAAAGTAAGCCCGCTTGAAGATAAATAAGAATTTAATTTATTCATTAAAATACTACTAAAGTTAGAAACCGTAACGTCTCCGTTCAACCAAGGGTAGATATAAAAATCAACATATTCAGTTGAACAAGTATATTGGAATATATTTGCAATTATATAACAAGGGTCTACAGGGACAGGAATGAATTGACAGCCTCTTTGTCTTCTATAAACAAACTTTTGCTTTTGTAGAATTGAATTTTCAAACTTAACTCCTCCTTGCCAAATTGTTGTGGCAGGAATCATTTGTTCAACAAGTTTTGTCCAATATGGACCGATACCTTCTACATAATCAATTAGTTTTTGATAAGTGTATTTGTTATTTGGTAAACCTACGGTCTCTTCAGACTCAATATACTTCCACCATAAAGATTGTAGTGTTGGATATCCTCCTGTCTTACCATCAGTTATATATTGTCTGTTTCTAACATTAATCATGTTTTCCCAAAATGTTTGAGAGAACTCGAAGAATGTTTTTTTCTTTGGCTTAGGGTCAACATAAGTCCAGTCAACTCCACCTGGTACAGGATAACCAACAGTTAAACCTGATTCAGGAATCGGATAGTCATATTCTACGGATTGTGCCCATACATCATATAAAAGACCTTGACCAGGATTTAAGAATAAATCTACGTTTTTAACATTCAGGACTAATTTTTCATTATCAACGAAATAATACGCGTTATAGTCACCATCAATCGACACTCTTATTTTATTGTCTTCTTCTAACCATGATTTTTTATTATCCGTAATTTTTCTAAGTTTAAACCCTTCTGTCATATAAGGGAAATCTCTATATCTATTCAAATATGTTTGTCCATATGTGAATGGTTGTAATTGATTTTGTATGTCATAGTTTTGTCCCGTATAAACTAATCCAGTAACTTGTACAGCATCTGGACTTCTGTGTTGTGGCGTTGTTTCATACCAACCAGAACCTATTTGGAAAAAGTATGTTTCAGTATCAACAGGGGCTTTAGGATATCCTAATGCATCCATAGGATAATTCTCCAATGTTATGTTAACATCTTGATAAGTTGAGTTTGTTGTAAATGCTGTAAAGGTTTGTCCTTTTACTTTATAGGTTCCCCCAATTTGATATGCTGGTTGTACATCAACATATGTACCTCCTGAAATTTGTACCCATTGTGAGTAGAACTGGTCCAAATTAATTCTTTGGTCTGCAAGGTAAATGTGTTCATTATATTCAATCAAAGAATCAGGTGCACCTATCATTCTTAAAATAAATTCAACTGACCTTCTTGTACCTTTAGATTTAAAAAGGTAAGCTGCATTCAAAATTAAATTTCTGTAGAAGGCGTAGTTTAATTCTGTCGGAGTCAAAGCTCTAGCATAACCAGGATAAGTTGGTGTTGATGTGTTACCAAAAACAGAACTTAAAAAATCTTCGTTCGTAATTGGTGAAAAGTTTGAAGTCCATCCCAAAGTTTGTGATAGATTAACTAAAAGTTGTGATGGAATATCATTTGATGGATTATAGTTTACGGAGTTCATATACGCCAAAGCATCAATGAATTGTTTTACTTGGTCGAAACTTCTACCATATATTTGAAATATTTTTTCAACCTTTCTTCCTAACGTATCAAACTCTTTTAATGAATCACTTATCAAAAATCTTGATATTAGATTTGTCTTGAATGAATCAAGATTTACCGCAATTGCTTCCAATTGAGTTAAGTAATCATCAAACAAAAATGACCTAATATCTAAATTCCATCCGCCGTCTTTCGGCCAAGTTACTTGTTGATATGCAGTATAAAACTGACCATACTCATTTTGTTGTGGTACTTGGAATATTGCAGTGTATTCTGGTCTAACTAATCTATTAACAAGAAATTGTTCTACCTCATCAAAGCTTTCAGAGAAAACTTTGTCAACGACTAAATCATTTGGTCTTATTTCATATTGGTCAATTGTCGTACTTGCCGTTGTTCCAAACGGGTCCCCCGAAACTGTAAGAGATATCTTACCACTACTTAAGGTGGTTGATGGTGTAAAACCTACAACTTTGTAAATGTTATCGTTTATACTAACACAGTAGTCTAGAAAAGTATTATATAAGTTTCTATATGGAGAAACTTGAATCTCCCTGGCATTTAAATTAGTTGCTGCACTTATTGAATAATCAATGTCGAATGGATTAAGTAATCTATCAACTGAAACATCAAAAAAGGTTTCATCTAAATCTTTACTATAAACAATGTTTTCCGCTGTGTATCCTGTTGAAAACTCTTGGTTTGTATACACCACATCCAAAGCCGCAGGAAAATAATTAATTATTTTTGTTACCGATACTTGAAATCTTTTTGACAACGAACCATACATTGAAAAGTTAAGAACTTGTGATACATCATAGTTAGGATAAACCCTAAATTGTGTAGCCATGATTCTTCTACTCTCAGCTAAATCTTCAATACCCATCGCATCCAATGTCATTGGTTCAGAAAACGCTCCGACATTAAATTTTCTATTAACCTTTTCGGTAACTGATGTTGTAAACTCAAAGTTACCTTGTGTCAATCCACCACCTTCAACAGTTTGTAAACCTACAATGTTGTCAAAGGCAGTTGCCGCTCCACTACCAGGTCTTGGAGGATAAAAATATTTGGTTGATTTTAACGTTGTCGGCATTAGCTAGTTATATTTGTAAAGTTTTTACTGAAATCAATATTATTACCTCTACTTTGTCTAACCTCATACAACAATGCGTTAAATTGGTCTCTAATTTCATATAAGTTGTATTGTCTGTATATGTTATTAGCTGAGTCGTAGATTGTATAGATACCATCATCCATAGATTTAGTTTGATTACCGTAAAGTGCAATCGCAAGAGATGATATATCGTATTCAACCATATCAATTTCTAATGTAATAGGATTGAAAAAAGTATTAGATATAATAATATCTTGGTCTGGCTGTCCAATATATGGTGTCGCGTTCGGTTTGTTTGTAGGTGATGATGATGGTGATAAAGTTAAAAATATTAAATTCGCATCTCCATCAACATATCTATATCTTATCGCTTTTTGAGTCGTGTTTACTTGGTTTGTAACTACTGGTTCACAAAAGAAACAAGATGTAACAACTCTGAAAAAGTTTGGTATTTTAGAACCATCAGGATTCAAATATTCAACTCTGAATCCAACTAATCCTTGAGGTACAAATTTGTTTTGGAATTGAGTTGGTACATTGTTAATGTCAATTACAATTCCTTTTACATTTGGTAGTGCACTTAAAACACCACAATCGGTAATAACTGTTCTTATTTGGGCTGGTCTTAAATATAATGTGTAGATTCCAAGTGCATTGAATTGTTCGGCTGGTAAGGTTAGATTATATAATCCACCTAAAACTTCAACCCCTGAATTACCACCTGTTTCAGTGTTATTGAAGTATGGTTTAAGTAATGTTTGAGCATCAAGTGTTGTTAAGACGAAAGCATCTGTAACATCTCTAGTTGGTGTGTAATTCATGATGATTTCAACATCTTCTGGTGAAACATCACTTGGTCTTATGGTACCGTATGAACCTATTGCCATAGTTTGTTATTTTTTAATAAATAGTTTAAGCTTTATTTTCAACATTAAAGAATCCATATCCATAATTAATCATATCTCCAAGATTATCAACTTCTCCAAGTCTTTGAACTCTTTCGTATGCACTGTTTTTTCCTCTTTCAACAAATACATCAGATTGGATTTGAGGTTGGTCTATAACTCTTAATAAAACCTCTTCTTTTGTGATTGGAACTGCAGTTAAATTATATTCTGTGAATCCTGATGATGGTTCAAAAAATATTGTTGTCCCATCATTGTAATCATAATAGTTTATTTCTGTAATTGTATACGCGGTATAAACATCGTTTATATCCGTTACAGCACCCCATATTTGACCGTTAGCAACTACAGGTACCCCAACTTGGAATTTTGGTTCTCCGTATTGTTTTAACTCTTGTATTCTCGATTTGGTTATCCCTGAAATTGTATATGGTACCGTGACATAATTTTTTGATGTTTGTGGTTCAACAAGGTTTACCGCATCTCCTGAAAATATGTAATCATAACTTACAGGTGTTTGTAACCAATTACCACCTGAAGGAGTGAAAAAACATTCTCCATTTGGGTTATTAATTACCACCTTAGTGTAAGGTGTTGTTATTGTCTTAGAAACATTTGTTATTCCCCAAGGATTTGTTTGTTGTAGTGTTATGGTATATTGTTTGCTTGCAGTTGGATATGTATGACTTAAGGAATTTGGTGTATATCCTGTAATAACTTGTTTTGCAGAACCATCACCCCAATCAACAACATATGCAGATAGTTCCAAAAACTTTTGAAATTCACTTGATGTATTGTATATGTTATACACATAAGGATTTTCAGTTGTCGATGAAAATATAAAATTTGTTACAACATCTTTTTGTAATACAGCACCATCAAATGGTGAATAATAACCTACATCATATGCCGTTTGTGTTATTAAAAAAGTAAGTGTCAAACCTGTTAACAATGATGTACCTCTCGGTCCACTCGAAACCAATTGACTCATTCCTGAATAAACCCCAACTGGCACACCTCTATAGTCAACAACTGTTAAATCAGCTTCAACATTTTCAGGTGATATAATGAATTTGTAGTAATCTTGTGACATACTATGGGTTTACATATTCAAACCATTTTATGGGTATTGTTGTCCCTACTCTTTGGTCTTTGGTATTAAAAACTTGATATGTGTGGTTCACATAATCTAGTTCAACTCTATAATAGAAATATTGTGTACTATCAAAAGAATACTTATCTCCACTAATAAGAGCCTGTGGACCATTTGTTAAATCCACTGGGTCCGTTGTTTTACCTGTCATCATTTTAGTAAACTGACCTGTCTTAGCATTGTAAAATTTGGCAGTCATATAAAATGTTTTGATATCCAAAAAGTTCCTTTTCTTTAACCAATAGATGAAAAAACCTTCTTTGTCACCGACATAATTCAAAACAAACTTCGGCTTCTTAATTGTAACAGGCGTTCTTTGCATCATCGCATCCATCTTCAATCCCTGTTGTGTTGGTAAAATTATTGTGATATAATTGTTCTGTCTTTTTTCATCAAACGTGTCATACAAATCAAGTTTAAAGAATGAATTGGTATAATTGTTTGTGTAATAATAAATTTCTTGAGTTGTAAATCCTTCACTTCTGTAGTCCAATCTCCAGTTACTCAACGTATCTAAAGAACCACCAGAGTAGAAATAAAACTCATAATTAACTTCTGTTGAATCTGTAGACCCTGTTGCTGGTGCGTGGTCAAATCTTGTTACTTCAAAGTCTCTACCAACACCAATTACTTGCGTAATCACTTCACCCTCATATTCATCAATAGCCATGTCCAAACCCAAATAATCCCACTTTAGTTCAACAGGTATTGTAAGTTGTTTGTCAGTAAACGCGTCTCTTCTTAGTTGAATCTTATTCACACTCATCAATCAATGGTTTAATGGATTGGTTAACTCCAAGTAAATTAGAGTTAAAGTTTATTCCTTCAGGTATTAATCTAAATACAAAATCTTTGAAAGGATATTGGGCACTATTGAAAAAAGGATAGTTAACTCCTCTACCAAGGTTATCAATGAATCCGTAGGTATACAAATCTCTCCATCTAAATTGTTCATCAGACTTAGAATAAAAAGAATAACTTGGAACATTATCCACAGAATTTGCGTCCGCAGTTTCAATATAATCAGAAAATACTCTAATTGTCATTGAATTGTGTGGGGTATAATAAAACCCTGGCGAGTTAGTACTAATTGGTGATGTTGTTTGAAATATATCTTGATTATATTTTATCTTTTGATAATAAGGTGAAACAACTCTTTCAATTTGTTCATAATCATTCCACTCACAAAAATCTCCATCGAGAACATCATCCCTTTTTAAATCTAAATTAAAGTAAAATATCCTATTTGATTTTGTATATGAAGATACTGATATGTTTGTATTCGAATCAATATTATTTTGGTCCCACCAAGTACTTGATTTTTTATTCAAATTGAACTTCCACCCTTGTTTCAATCCAATACCATTGTAAGGTTGGTTAAAATAACCAGTATAACCTTTATTGATTACTGTTAAAAATAATTCACTTACAGGTCTTTTTTGGTTATCAAGTATATTTTTTAAATCCAAATCGTAATTAACCGTGAAGTCATAAGCATTACTACTTGTCAATTGGGAAACTCTAGAAACGTTATTTGGAGTTAAGGAACTAAATTCAAATTTCTTTAATTCATTAAATACATTTTTTTCAAAACCAGCCCTTGTAACAATTACATCATCCACATTTGTAAGAACTTTGTGCTCTCTTACATAGTACTTTGATTTTGTTTCAAGTATGTTATCAGGATTAATAATTCTTTTGAATGTACCTGTAATATTGTTTGCAAAAGTATTACCAGTATAACCTACATTATATATGTTAAAAATGTATTCATCACTTTCAGTTAGTCCATTACCTAAAGAATCAACTTGGAAAATGTTTATTTTTCCATAATAAATTGATAGTTCTACATATTCACCAGGCGTCAATCCATGTGGTGAAATGCATTGAAATGAAATTAATCCGCTACCGTTTTTGGTATAATTATTAATTGAAAAAGGTATCCCATCTGATGCAACCCAATTGAAATTACTATTATTAAGTGTTGCAGATAGTTTTGATTCATAGTTGTTTTTATACGCATATGTGATATAGTAAGTCCAATTGTACGTGTATGCACTTTTAGCTTTATATACTATATGTTGGTCAGAAACATCGGGTCTGAAAAAATCAAATTCATAGTATTGAGGTAACCCAACCCATGTTTTACTTGCTGTTGATTGTAACGCATTAGCATAATACAAGTTGTATTGAAATGGTAAATAAGTTGTTGTTCCTGTGTATGTATTTGCATATATGTATGTTGCCTTAAACGTAGGTCTAAAAACCGTGCAGGCTTGTCTCTCATCATCAAAAACTTGAGCCAAACTAACCGTTTGACTTCTATCGAACTCAGTAATTTGAGCACTTTGTTCTTCGAGAGTTATTGAAATCTCTTCATCTACAGCTGGTGCCCCAATGTATCTTAATTGACTTGGTATGATAGTATAGTTATTCAAGTATTGAGTATTTTCGTTTAAATGAATCTAATGCAGATTCACCTTTAACCGTACCAAAATAAAATTGATAAGGTGCACCAACCATAAATCTACTATTTGTTGCCGATACTGAAGAATATTGTCCTGTTCCGTTTACACTAAAAATGTACCCTCTTTGATAAGTGTCATTATTTGATGGAGCAGAATCACTTTGAAAATATGTTGGTTGAGTTCTTATAGTCCTATCTAAAGATTGATAATATTGTGTGACAATATCACCTGTGCCTGTTGCCCAAGAATTATTTTGAGTACCAAAAATAGATGGTTTTTGTGGGTTAGTAACTTGTTGCCATTGATAGAATGGAACTTGTTGTGATTTTATTCCATATGGATACGGAATGTAATTAGCATTATCATTCAACCTAAAATCAATTCTACCAGGTGTTAGATAATCTTTTGTTTGTAAATTTTGAGTTGTTGATGAAAACCAAACAGCGATGGCTGGGTCACCAGCATTACCTAAAATAGTTGTAGGTACAAAATAAGTGTCACCAACAGGAGCTGGAGCATTAGGTGGAATGTCATAATATTCTGGTGAAAATTTAATAACACCAATTTCAGAATTTATAGACATCATTTGAGCCAAATCTCCATCGATTCTTTTTTCTGGTCTTGAAAATAATTGATTCAACGAGTTATCACCAAATTGTAATATTTGAGCTAAAAATGATTCATCGGTCATTCTTGAAATTGCAAATAAATTTACTAAGTCAGAAGTATCACCATAACTTGTGGAATCTAATTCTGTCATGATATAGGCATTTGTACTTGCATCAAATGTTATTTCTCTATAAAAATAATCTTTCATTCCCAAATTAATTATTGTTGTTGGGAATAATAGGTTAGTTTTATTCACTGCTTTAGTTTGTGTTGCACTTTTCCCAATAAATCTATTTTGAGTATCACTGTACGGACTACTTCTATAATAAAAGTTTGTTGTTTTTTGGTCGTAGTATATTATATCAAGACAATAATTAGAATATGGTTTATTCTGTTTATCATAATACGTGTCAACTTGTATTGGAAACGCATATAAACTACCATTCACCCAATTATTTACGAAGGATTGGGCAAGAACTCCTCTACATAATCCATAGAAAAATCTAAATCTGAATCCCCACTCAGCAAAATTACCTAAGTCTTTCTTTAAATCCGTCAATGGTTGTCTAACAAAAACATAACATCCATTTTCAACCGCATCTTTAGTAGTACAATCTTGATTAATTTGGAATTGAGAACCGAATCCAGTGTAACAATCTAATCCAACCATTTTCTCACAGTTGAAACTTTCCAATACACTCACTGAATTCGCCAAACCTTCAATGTCAGGTGTTACTTGTTCAGCTCCTGTTGTGAATGCAACCGATGTTATATCACCACCTGAGGTATCTATTAAATACATTCCAAAATTTATGTTTTGTTGTAATATACTTGGGTTGTTGTCCCAACTACCTCCATCAAGAAGGTCAGAACTAGGTAGTCTATCTGTCCTCATGACATTCAAAGATGCATTATTAATTAGAAAAGGATTGGATTGTATTTGAGGTAATAGAACTTTAGTATAATAATATTGCCCAAAATTATTGTAAGGTGCTCTTGCAACTACATTAGGATAATCACCTATCTTCATAATTCCCATTCCAGAAACATCTTCACTAATATCATACGTTGCACTGTTTTGAGCATTATCATAATATCCACTTGAAGATAAGCTAACTACCGTATTTGAATAGGTTGCCATGTATGATGGATTATAGTTTGAAGCGTCTAGTGAACCGTAATATCCAACCAACGTAGTATTAAAACCTGAATACTGATATCCTGGTGTTGTGCTACTAGCAATACCTGGACTAAAGAAATAGGATTGATAATAGATATCAGTTTGACTATTAAAAGGTTGAACAGATATTGAAGGGTTTGTCAACTTTTGAATAGGTATATTTATCCTTGTAGTTGCGGTTACAACAAATTTAGGGTCATTTTCGTTACTACCAAAAATATTACCTAAATTATATTCATTTGTATATAAAGGTGAGTATGGGTCTACCCCTCTTTGTAATATCAAAACATATTGTTCGTTAAATCCTTCAAAAACGTCCGCAACTTTAATTGAATCTGTTTTAAATATTTTTCCACCAATTCCTAAGAGAAGTTTCCACCAATCAGTAATCATAGGAGTGTCTATTACATTAGGAAATTTTTGTGGTGAAGAAGTATTCCAAATTTTAACAGCATCTGAAATTGTTATTGCCGTAACTACCTGAAAATATTCCACATCTGAAGGGAATTTGTAGTTTGTTTCTGTAGAACCATAGGGTAAACTATATGTCACCGATGTATCAGAGTATTGTCCTGTTGCATAAGTTAGATTTATTGATGTTGACCCACTACCATTGTAGGTGGTACCGCTAATACCTGTTACAGGACCTGTAGGTGTGTTAGCACTATAGGACCAGTTTACGTCTGTAGTACCTGTTGGATTGACTGTTGTTAATAAATCTCCCGCGGCAAACTGTTGATTTGATAACAATGTAATTGTATTGTCAAAGTGAAAATTATTAACGTTTGAATCTTTTGCAAAAGTTACTTTAATTTTATTGACACCTGAAAAATAACTACTCCTTTGATTGAACAAGTTAATTCTTTCACCCAACGGAAGTGTTTTTGATGAAGCAAAACATTTTACTAATAAGTCACTAGGTAAATCAGTTATGTTGGATACGGTATTTTTATATATTGCTGAGTTACTAATAAATGCTTTACCCGCAAAACCAGCAGTTGCTTCACTAAGATTTGTTGCTATAGTGACAATATTTTCTTGTGGTTCACCTGACAAAATAACTTCAAATCCCGCCTGATAATAATTTGGTGAAGATAAATAAGTTAATATACCATTACCTCCAGAATTTTCTTGTCTACTTGGAGTAGTAGTAACATTTTGTGAACATTCGCAAGCCTGACATTCAGGATAAGTTATCATTGGTAACTTAAATTTTGGGTTTTCTTTACTACAATATTTTTTCCACCTCCTGAATGGATACCAAGTGATTGCTATGATACTAAATCCAATTCCAGATAGCCAACATAAAAAATCATAAAATAGATTTCTTATGAAATATATTACATGAGCAATGATTAAAACAATCATTCCAACTGGTTGTAGTATTGTAAAAATTAATGAAAACAGGAAAAATAAAAAATCAAAATTTCTAAATCCGTCGTTAACAGGAAATTTGTTTACACTTGCTGAACAATCATCACTATCAATTTCTTTGATGCCAATGAATCTTCCTTTATTCCCTTTTTTGTATTCATCAATTAATCCTGCAACAGTATAAACTCTATTGAATTGGAACTCATAGAATGTATCTTCACAATCTATTGCGGTATTAAGTTTATCTAGTTTAAACTGTCCACTAAATCCATTAGTATATCCACTCCAATCTAATCCAAAATAATAAGAACTAGAAAGTTGTTTGTTTGCTGTAGTACCTGTTGCTTGATAATTTGGGTCACTAGTTGTTGAAGTCCATCCGTACTCTCTAACATTTGGAACTAAAAAATACCCTCTTCTAACTGATTCCGTTAACGTTGGTGGTTGTTGCCATTTAACTTTAAATCTATATTTGGCTTTGGTTGGAACTCCAACGTTTGGGTCATTGGATAATACTTTTTCACCGAACTCATTTGTATAAATGTAATCCAAATTCATGGGTAATTCGGTCAACCATACTCCATTACCATCAATTATATTACCCGCTTGCTCTAATTCATATTGTTCCAAAACAGGGTTACCTTGTGCATCTTGTCCAATTGTTTGTCTAATTGCTAAGATTTGTCCAGGTCCTGATTGTAAGGAACACATATTACCCATATTATCTCTTGGTTTACATCCCGCAACAGAAAATATTCCTGCATATTTAAAACCTGGTCTAATCCTCATATTATCAGGTGATGAATATAATGAACCCATGAAAGTAGATGTTGGTTGAATATCAATATTAGCATCATTTCTTAAATCAAAATCAACTCTATTAATTGCTAGTTGACATAATTCAGGGTCACCCCAAAGAGGTGAAACATCCACATATTTTGTAAGAGAAACTATTTGTGGTAGTGAATTTAAATCTGTTGATGTTCTAAATTTATTTCCTGAAACTTGAGCTTCTGTTGCTCTACCCATTCTAATTAAATCTTGAGGTGTTAATGAAAACTCACCAATATCAGAAAGGTCTACATCCATTACTAATTGTTGAGCACCTTGAGGTACTCCCATAATCATGTAGTCACCACTCTCGTTTGTTTTAGAACTAAATTTATAGTACTTGTCAAATATCTCTACCGCAGTTGAACCTGTTAAAGCGTCGTTTCTTGTTGGTAATGTTCCTGTCGCAGCGTGTTTTGAGTATGATTTTTCGTAAGGTAATAAATTGTATCTATATCCGTCTTCGTTTTTATCAGCTGGAGATTTGTAAGGATATATACTTGAAATAATCGGGTTTGATTCATCAATACTACTAATAGGTATAAAAACAGAAATTCTAGCATTCGGAAGTCCTAATCCATTGTTTGCTGTAACCCTACCTACAATCACACCATAATCCGCACAACTTTGAGGGTAGATATCTGCTTGTTGGATTGCCAATGACAATATCTCCAAAAAATCGTACTCTTGGTCTAATTGGACGTTGATAGTTTTATTGACACCCTGTTCTGTTCTTATTCTGTATGATTGACCCATTAAAGTCCTTTAGTTAATAAATAGTTTATGTGGAATTTTTAAAGAAACCTACACCCTTAAAATATAAACTAAAAGAGAAAATAATAAACCTGTTAAGATAAAGTAACTGATTGGAAGTTCTTAACTGAAACTCTAATGTCTTTAGAAGGATATCTTACTTGATATACTTGTGATGGTTGAGCGAAGATTGTATCATCAATTGGACCGATTAATTTGGTTTCAGGGTCTGAATATTCCATTGATGTTTCAGCCGATGAATATTGTCCTCCAACTTCATTGTAAACATCAATATTAGCTACAGTTAAAACACCATTTGTATTTTGAATAATACTACTTAATTCTGATAGATATACGTTCTGTCCAAGTTGTCTTGTTTGTGGATTTAAGTATGTTGATACTTTATCAATAACGTCTGAAATAACTTGTCCTGAATTTTGTGCTGAGTCCAACACAATAGAAACATCCATACTCAAATCAATAACCTCTGCAGTCAATATTGAAATATAGTCATTCATCATTCTATAGTTAGAAAGATAATTAGCAATATTTTGTCTCAAAGTATTTGACACAATACTTGTTAACTTACCTGAAGAATCATAAGATAATATTTGAATTAATATCTTATTGTCGTTTTCAGTGATTGAAACTTTTGCAGGTGCCCCAAATTCTGATGGCATGTTTCTTATTATGGATTCATAGTCCTGAACAGTAACGGCTCTTTTTTGTGCTGAAAAGTTAAAAGAAACATAGTTTCTAATTTCTTCCAATGAAGGTACACCAGCACCTCCAATCGCAGCAGTAACGTTATTACATCTTAAAGAATTGACAACAGCTGAGTTTGTAATTTCTGATGGTCCATTAACAAAGAACGAAACGGTACCAACTTGATTGATAACATTTGTTCCCAAGTTAGTTGCTAAACCACCACCAACTCTATACTGAATGAATAATGTAGAGTTTGGAGTCAATGCTGAACCTAATGAAAAGTTGTTTGAGTATCTTTGTAAATCAAGAGTTGCTCCAACTGTTGTAAATTGGTCTAAGGCATCTTGTGCTGTGTTTGTTCCCCCGCCAAAAGTCATTTTCTTAAATCCTTCAGGTGTATATTCTGTAATAAATCTATTTTGAGTTTGGATGTATCTTCCAACTTTAATACCTGGTTGGTCTGATACTTTTGTTGGGTCTTCAACAAAAACTCTATCTTCGGCTAAGGCATCTACTTCATACCACCTATTTGAAGCCCCTAAAAATTCTGCAGTTGTTGGTACATTTGTATAATCAGTTCCACTCTTTAAAAGTACACTTGTGATACCTAACACATTCTTTTCAGGTAAAAATAATTCGAAGAAAGGTTTAACATCATTTGGAGTAATAACTCTCTTGAATACTTTTGTAATACCATTAACAACAACTTCTCTCTTTGTAATTGTATAGTTAACTAAAACGTTGTTTGCATTGAAGTTTGGTATTTTAAGTCTATTTGGAAAACCTTGGGCGTTATATGGTGAAGTGAAATCAACGTCGTAAATGTTTTCAAATACTATACCCGCTCCAACAACTTGAGAACCTCTTAATAAAGTTCCAAGATATCTTTCATCTTCTTTATCTCCAAAAGCTGGTACTGTGATAGAAAAATCAACCAAAGACACTGATGGCCTTTGTCCTGGCAACTTCAAACCATATGTTCTAGCAATGTTGTAGATTGATGACCTTTGTTGTGCATATTGAAGAACAGTTTCTTGAATACTTCTATCAATATGATAGTGTAGGTTATCGGCTACAGCGGCGTTTAAATCAATAAAAACAGAAAAAACAGAAGCGTCATTAAAATCTTGAATTAAATCAGGATAATATGTTTTGGCATAATTTAATAATTCAGTTCTTATTGCCTGATAATCTCTGGTAGTATATGATATTTTACGATTCGCCATTTATATTAAATATTAATAATCACAAAATCACTTTGTGCAAATGCAGAATTAGTTACAGCATAATCTATTCTAACTTTTGCTGTATATTCTGAAGTTCCCTTTCCTGGTACACGATAAATTGAAGATTCTCCACTTCCAATTATGTTTTGGCCTGTGGCAATATCAATTTCTTCTTGTGGGTCGGCTGGTTCTATTGTTAAGTTATTGATTAAAAGATTTGGCATAAATTGTTGAACCGCGTCTCTTATATCCGATTCTATCGCACTGAAAGTTAATCCATCAAAAGGTTCAAATAAAAACTCATACAATCTTGTTCCAAAGGCAGGTAAAAAATATCTCGAACCCTTTCTTGTTAATAATAAGTGTATTAGGTCTGCCTTTATTTCTTGTTTTTCTAGTTCAGTGAGTTGTAAGTAATCACCTTTTCTAGAATCCCTAAATGGAAAGTTTAATCCGTATGTCAGTCCTTGTGCCATATTCAGATAAATATACTTGCTTTATTTTTTTATTAAAGCCGTATTTCCTTTTTGTGCTTTTGG